TTGCGTGCTTGGCATTAAAACCGTTCCTCACCAACTCCTCAATGGTCTTTGGCTCGGCTGCATCGCAAAATATCTCATCATACGGGTCAATATTAAGAAGCTTTAGCCTATCCACCAAATCATTTGTAGTCAACCTGGTTTCATACAGCAATTCCTGCGCATAAGCAGCACCCTCAACAAACATAACCTTGACCAATGCACTTGGCACGTTAAACCCAAAGTCAAGACCATACACAACCTCACCATCTTCTGGCATCTCCTCAGTTGTTCGGTAATGGGTATATATCAAATCTTGGCTCAGTCCCCTCTCACCCAATCCATAAATCTGCCAGTAGTTAGGGTCGGCATCCTTCAATCTTTCTAATTCGTCAACCAATTCTTTAGGTAGGAATGGGTTATCGCGAAAAGTAGTGATGTTAAAGTCAGCATCATCTCTCGGAATTACACTATCATAAATCCAACTTGCCACATCAGAAGGATTGTAGTCAATCACTATCTTACCCTCTGTTCTCATGATTAACTGCATCCAAGCCTCGTAAGAGAGTTCATTTGCCTCATTGCAGAATAAGTACGTCCTTGCCCTACCCCTAATCTTTTGTGGCTGATCTGCACTAACAAACTCAATCGTATTTCCATTCATTGAGTAAATCTGCTCAGTCTTATTGTGATTGTCCTCTGAATATATGTTAAGTTTTGTTAATATGTCCACAAAGTCCCTGAGAACAGAACCTTTAATGGATGGAAGCGATTGCCTCACAATAGTTAGCGTTTTCCCGTTCTCTTGCAACAGTTTTACAATAAACCAGATAAGAATGTTATAAGTTTTGCCAGAACGTGAACCTCCTTGCATTACAGAAATACGCTTGTCGCTTTCTTGCAGGATTTCGTAAATTTTGTTAGTTTGGAGAGTGGCGTTCATTGTTTTAGTTTAAGTTAACCAAAGGTAAGAAACTTGCAGTCATGTTCACTTTGCTCACATGAGTTTAAAAAATAAAAAAAAATTTGGTTTGCAGTTTGCGAACTGAAAACTATGGGCGGAAAGGGGGTCATCGTATATAGTAATGTTATGAAGGTTGTGTAGGCGGTTGTCAAAAATTTGTCTTTATATCGGCTCGGCCCAAAAAAAAATTCTTTAAGTCCCCCCCATCGTATGGCGGCCCTACCCGTCTACCTTGCCAATACACTACAAAAAGTTGGTTTGCTTATAACTAATATTATGTTAAGTAGAACAGTAACGCATTGCGATACAATTAGTTATATATTATTACTTTTCATCTATTTGTACTGTCCTGTTATCCTGTAGTAATATGTTGGGCTTAATAATCTCGATTGCTATATTATTGAGGTTGCCCTCTATTTTACTTTCAATCTTTTGAGTGGGTAAGCCAATGTAGTAAGCTGCGAATAGCTGTAGAGCCTTAATATCGCCCTCTTTTATTTTATCATGCAGCTTTACAAAAAAGTCTGAGGCCATTGGGTAAAGCTTTGTCATTAATTCGTCTTCTTTTAATTTAGACTTTCGCCCAGCGTTTTGCCTTGCCCCGCCCCATTTTCTTTTCTCTATCAATTTGTCAAGTTTATCGTCTTTCATAGTTGAATTTATCTTGAATTAATATATGCGGGTTTGTATTGATATTCAATTAGTATAGTATTTTTATAGACTATATTAGTCTACTATATTTGTAGGTTTATCTTTTTGCTGTATTAATTCCATATTATGAGTAAATCCCTTAGGATCATTAAGCTTTTCAAATATCTTAAATTTTACCCATTCACCGTCTTGATCATTTATGTATTGGATAAAATCCGGTTTGTATATGTTTAAATACAAACCATTGTCAGACTTTTTTATGTAAAATCCTTTGCGCTTCATATAGTCAAAAATAAATAGAATTTTTACAAAGTATTGATATTTAATTATTTACATATCATTGAAATAAATATTTATAAATAATTTTATATTTATTTTATATTATTGATATTATTTACATATCTTTGATATATCAATTCAAACACACAAAAAATAAACAACATGAAAGCATTTATCGCAATTATCGCAATTTTCGCCGGTATTATTCTCTTTAACCTCAGCGCATGGGGAATTATCTAATTTATAACAAACTAAAACAACAAAAAATGTACTACAGAATTTACGCAAAGTTTGCCGGACAAACTAAATTTCAAGCTCTTGATTTATCTACAGGCCAACAAGTAATTAATTTAATCTATGCAACTTTAATACCCGCTGAAAATTTAGGCAAAGTTCAACAGATTATTGAAGACAATAAAGACGTAAAATTTGAAATAAGAAAAGCTAATTAATTTAATACACTATAAAAAATAACACTATGCAACAAACTAAAACAGCTATTCAAGCAAGCTACAAAAAAGTAAAGAATTTACTTTCTGAGGGATCAACAAACAGTAAAACCGCAAAGAATGAACTAACTACCTTTATCCTTTACCTTGCCCCGTCTGACATAATTGGCACTCATAATCTTTGTCCCATGGCCTCAGATGGCTGTAAAAAAGCCTGTTTATATAGCGCAGGCCGCGGCCGTTTCTCAAATGTGCAATTGTCGCGTATTAATAAATCCAAATTTTGGGCATATGATCGCAAATATTTTTATATTCAATTGGCTAATGAAATTTTGCGCATTCATAACAAAGCTACAGACCTATTAAACGGTACTTTTGAACAAATCGCTATTCGCTTAAACGGTACAAGCGATATAGATCATTTAAGCCTTATAAAAAAATACACCGGTATTAATTTTCTCGATCCGTTTTATTCAAACTTACTTTTTTATGATTACACGAAAAATATTAATGTATTTAGGCGCTATTTCGGCACTAACTACAAATTAACATTTAGTAAGTCTGAAAGTAATTTTGATGAATGCCTCGAAGTTATTTCAATGGGCGGCAATATAGCCGCAGTTTTTGCAGCTGAACTCCCTGAAACATACGGCGGCATCCCTGTAATTAATGGCGATCAATCCGACTTAAGATATTTTGATCCGGCCGGTGTTATTGTCGGATTAAAGGCGAAAGGCGATGCTAAAAAAGATCAATCAGGCTTTGTCATAAATAAATATTAATACTATGAAATTATTAACAGCAAAATTTAACAGCAACTGCAGTAAAACAGGCGCAAAGATTAATAAAGGCGATTTATTTTATTATGACTATGCCGAGCGCAAAGTATACTGTAAAAAATACATAGATGAGTTTAATGAGTGTTATAATACAAAGCAATTTATCGAAGCACAGGAGAATGCCTATTTTGACAAATTTATATCTCTAAATTATTACCCACATGAAAATAGATAAATCTTTATTACGGTTAATTATCGCGTTAATTATCGCAGGCCTTATTATTGGTTATTTACAAGATGCATACAGCTTATAAATTACTAAATTTTATTTCTATGAATATTTACTTTTTATCTTATCTCAAAGCTACTGAATGGGGGCTAATTGTTACCAATATAGATAAAGGCCTTTATTTATCCCATGGTTCATGTATTACTGAAATTGGCGAATGTGCCTGTATTAATATAGAAGATGAAAAATTCAATGTTTTATATCGTTTATTTTACGATCAATATTTGTACGAAATGCAGCCAATACAGGCCAGAGGTTAACTGACGAGGCCATAAGGCCGAAACAAATTAAGCGCATAAAATTGCGCTTTTTTTGTATTAACCTATTTAAAACATGCAGCCCATAAGGCTTAAGGCTATGCTATGCAGCCCATAAGGCTTAAGGCTATGCTATGCAGCCCATAAGGCTTAAGGCTATGCTATGCAGCCCATAAGGCTTAAGGCTATGCTATGCAGCCCATAAGGCTTAAGGGCAGGCTATGCGGACAAAAACCCCAAAAATCCCTAACCACCAAAAATCTTTTGTGAACGTAGTGAACAAAACAAAAACCCCCAAAAATTTCCGCGCCACAAAAACCCCAAAAACCCCAAAAAACCCCGCCAAAAATTCCCAATTAACAAAAAACCCCAAACAAAATGGAACATTACGAAAAACTCTACGATTGGATCAACCAGAATTATTCTGCATTACAAATCAGCTACCTTAATTACGATAACAAGCAAAACGTAAACTTTACGCTTTACTGTATTGCTATGTACGTTAAGCATCAAAGTTTGTTCTCATAATTTCTGTATTGCATCCCATTTCTTTAATTCTATCAATAACCTCGTTTTCATTTAATTCGCTTGGGATGCTAACCATTAGGATTGTAGGGATCAAATATTTTTCTTTTATGCAAGAATTTATATTATTTATAAAATTTAAAGTTATTTCATCCTCAATTGAAAGCATATCTTTTACTTTTTGTACCCCATGAATCACAGTAGTATGATCAGCACCAAAAACTTCCCCTATTTCAGCCAATTTAAGCCCCATATTTTTTCTGGCAATGAAATAGTAAGCATGACGGCACAAAACCAAGCCACGCGCCCTATTTTGGCTTCTAATCGCATCCTCTGGTAAACCACTAACAAATGAAATAACTGACAGCAAATTTTCCTTAGTAAGCATAATTAAATATTAAAGTGTATTAAATAGTACCTTGCATTGCATAGTACCCTTTCTTCTTATAACTGAATTGACCTTTTATCAATGAAAAGTATATTATTAAGTAATCATGTAATGATGTATATCCCTGGTTTACCCCTGCCAACAAAAACCCCAAAAACTCCTATCAACAAACCCCCGGATACACGATTACA